AATGACCCGGAACTCGAAGCGCAGTGCGAGATTATCGACTCCCAAAAGCGGATCGTGCATCGCAAGTCGGGGAGCTTCTACCGAGCCATCTCCGCTGAGGCCTACTCGAAACACGGGTTCAATGCGTCCGTGGTCATTTACGACGAACTCCACGCGGCGCCCAATCGGGAATTGTGGGACGTGTTGAGCACGTCGCAAGGCGCCAGGGCGCAGCCGTTGATGATTGCCATCACGACGGCCGGGTATGATCGGCATTCGATCTTGTGGGAACTCTATAGCCACGCGAAGAAGGTGGCCGAGAAGCCATCGCTTGACCCAACGTTTCTGCCGATTCTGTTCGAGGCGGCAGCGGGCGCGGACTGGACGAGCGAGCGCGTGTGGAAGAACTGCAATCCAGCGCTCGGGGACTTCCGCAGTCTGGAAGAAATGCAGATCATGGCGGGGCGGGCGAAGGAAATCCCGGCACAGGAAAACAGTTTCAGGCGGCTCTACCTTAACCAGTGGACGGAGCAGGCGAGCCGGTGGATCTCGCTCGAAGCCTGGGACGCCTGCCGTGTGCCGATTGACCGGGCCTCGCTCAAAGGCCGGCGCTGTTACGTCGGGCTGGACCTAAGCACCACAAAGGACTTGACCGCCGCGGTGGCGGTGTTCCCGGACGACGATGGGAGTGGCTTTGCCGTGTTGCCGGCGTTCTTCGTGCCACAGGACAACATCAGGGAACGGTCAAACCGGGATCGCGTGCCCTACGTGGAGTGGGCCAGGCTGGGTCATCTGACGGCCACACCGGGGAATGTTGTGGATTACGAGGCGGTGCGTCGGCTGATCCAGGCGTGGGGGCAGGAGTTCAACATCCACGAAATCGCCTTTGACCCCTACAACGCGACGGACTTAGTGACGCGGCTGCAGGAGCAGGACGGCTTTACCTGCGTCCAGATCCGGCAAGGGTTTTTGTCGTTGTCGGCGCCGACGAAGTCACTGGAGCGCGCGGTGTTGTCTCGGTCGATTCGTCACGACGGCCATCCCGTGTTGCGGTGGAACATCGGCAACATCGCCGTCGAGACAGATCCGGCCGGCAACCTGAAGTTGTCGAAGAAAGTCAGTACCGAGCGGATCGATGGCGCGGCGGCACTCGTGGATGCTATCTCGCGCATGGACGCGAACGCGGCCGGCGTGAAGGAACCGCAGTACTCAATGTTCATTCTGGGGGCGCGATGAGGAGGACACGCATGAACACGGAACCATCCCTGCAGATTCATGGGCCGAGACGGAAGACGACGGAATGGACGGTGAGCCAATTTGCCGAGCGTGAGCAGGTCACGCCGTTAACGGTCAGGCGGTGGATCGAAAAGGGCGCGGTGGAAGTGCGACGGACGCCCGGCGGCGGGATTCGTATCGTTGAAAAGATCAGCGGGTGAGACGTCCTAAGTGTTGGGGTTTGGGTAAGGCTGGCAGAAAATGGGCGCGGTGTTCTAACGAGCATCGCGCCTGTTTCATTTCTACTCAATCTTTATCGTTAATAAACATTCATTAAGATACCCCCTTGCAATTAGTCCGTCCTTCCGCGACCCTCATCGTGGATGTCGCTGGACCGAGCGTACGCAACACTGTCGATCAAATCGATCGATAACGATACCCGCACCATTGTCGGTATCGCCAGTTCCGTGTCTACCGATCGCGACGGCGACGTCCTTGAACCTAAAGGGGCCGAGTTCACCTTGCCGATGCCGCTCTTGCTGCATCACCGGCAGGACCAGCCCATTGGCCACGTCACGAAGGCCCGACTGACGCGAGACGGCTGGGAAATCACCGCCACGATTGCGAAGGTTGAGGAACCGGGTGAGTTGAAAAACCGCCTCGATCTGGCGTGGCAGTCCATTAAAACCAAATTGATTCGTGGTTTATCGGTTGGATTTCGGTCTATCGAGGCCGCAGGCATCTCTGGCGGCGGGGTTCATTTCATCCGCTGGGGCTGGTTGGAGTTGTCGGCCGTGACGATTCCCAGCAACCAAGACGCCACCATTCTTGCAATCAAACAGTGCGACACCAGCGCCGCGTCAGGCGTGACGGTCCCTGCCACCCCCGCCGCGACAGGCGTTTCATCCAGACAGAAGAATCCCATGAAAATCTCCGAACAGTTGTCGGCCAAAAAGGCCGAACTCACGACCAAGATGGGGCGCCTTGAAACGCTTCACACCGCTGACGATCCGACCGAAGAGCAGATCACCGAGCGCGACACGCTGACCGGCGAAGTTGGTGAACTCACGAAGGACGTGAACCGCCTGACCACGCTCGAGGCTGGCATGGCCGCGACCGCGAAGTCCGTGGTCATCGCCTCGCCTCACCAGACCTCCACCATCAACGGCCAGCAGACCTTCGAGGTCAAGGAGCCGACGCTTCCGCCGGGCATCGGCTTCGCCCGCTACGTCATCTGCAAGATGGCGGCTCGGCTCAGCGGAAGCTCAGTCATGGACGTGGCCAAGGCCAAGTACCCCTCGATGGGAAGCCTCCACACGTATGTCAAGGCGGCGGTCGCGGCCGGAACCACGATTGTGGGCAGCCCGGCGAGCACCTGGGCGCCTGACCTGATCGATCCGACCAACCTCGTGAGCGAGTTCATCGAGTATCTGCGTCCCAAGACGATCATCGGCAAGTTCGGCCAGGGCAGCATCCCGTCCTTGCGCCGGATTCCGTTCAACATCCGCGTGGTCGGGCAGACCTCTGGCGGCGCGGCCAGCTGGGTCGGTGAGGGCACGCAGAAGCCCGTCACGAAATACGACTTCTCGCCCACCACGCTGACGTGGGCGAAGGTCGCAGCGATCGCCGTGCTGTCGGACGAACTGGCACGGTTCTCCTCGCCGTCTGCCGAAGCGCTGGTGCGCGATGCGCTGGTGGGCACGCTGGTTGATCGTCTGGACACGGACTTCGTGGACCCGAACAAGGCCGTCTCGGCGGGTGTTTCCCCGGCGTCGATCACGAACACGGCCACTCCGGTCGTTCCGACAGGTACCAATGCGGCGGCGTTGCGCGCTGACTTGGCCACCCTGATCGGGCTGTTCATCACGGCGGAGATTGACCTGGCCCAAGGCGTGTTCATCATGCCGACGTCCACGGCGCTTCGGATCTCGCTGATCATGACCTCGCTCGGGCTGAAGGAGTTCCCGGAACTGACGATGGCGGGCGGCACGCTGCTCGGCCTGCCGGTCATCACGTCGCAGTATGCGGCCGTGGCTGCGTCCCCGGGCAACAACATGATCATCCTCGCCGCGGCGAACGAGATCTTCCTGTCGGATGACGGGCAGGTCTCGATCGACATGAGCCGGGAAGCGACCATCGAGATGTCCGACGATCCGGGTAACGACACGGGCACGCAGGTCAACATGTTTCAGAGCAACCTGATGGCGTTGCGCGCCGAGCGTTACATCAATTGGGCGAAGCGTCGGTCCGCCGCGGTGCAATACATCGAAGACGCGGCCTACGTCGGCTGATACGCCTTCGGGCGTTTGATTCATACCCTCACGTTCAGCCCGATCCCCCTCGGGTTGGGCGTGAGGGATTCGCGTAGGGGGATGCATGCCGCGTGAGTACGATCTGACCGCCTTGAAGCCCTTCGACTATCAGGGGCAATCTTTTGCGGAAGGTGAGTCGTTGCGGACGGGGATTCTCGGATTCATCCAACTGGTCGGGATGTCCAAAGCGAAATTAGATCGAATGGCGCCTGATTCGGTGGCGCCCGTGGTCGCACTGACACCGAAGCGAGTTGTTAAGAAACGTGCGCGACGGAAGAAGCAGGCGTAGGCGTGGACATTCTGTCGCTCAGCACCGATCCCTCTGACTTTCCGGCGCGCACGAAGCACGTCATGGGCACGACACATGGCGGGTGGTATCCCCTGATTCGGGAGCCGTATACGGGTGCGTGGCAGCGAAACGATGAACTGCCGGCCTCCTCGTTACTGGCGCACCACGCCGTCTATGCCTGCATTTCCCTCATCGCCTCGGACATCGCCAAGATGCGGTTACGGTTGGTGCGTCAGGACGATTCCGGTATCTGGGTGGAGACGCAGAATCCCGCGTACTCCCCAGTACTGAGACGCCCCAACGACTATCAGAATCGGATCAAGTTCATCGAATGGTGGATCACGTCCAAGCTCATCCACGGCAACACCTACGCGCTGAAACGTCGGGACTTGCGGGGCGTGGTCACGCATCTGTATGTGCTCGATCCGACGCGGGTCCGCGTGCTGATCTCGCCTGATGGTTCGGTGTTCTACCAACTGGCGGCTGATCCGTTGAACGACCTGGCGGGGCCTGTATCAGTCCCAGCCCGAGAAATCATTCACGATATCAATTCGGCGCTCTATCACCCTCTGTCGGGCGTCTCTCCGATTGCCGCGTGTGGGCTGGCGGCGACACAGGGATTGCGAATCCAAGAGAACAGCACGAAGTTTTTCGCTAACGGTTCGCAACCGGGCGGCGTGCTCACTGCCCCTGGGGCGATTTCCGATCCCACGGCCGCGCGCCTGAAGCAGTATTGGGAAACCAACTTTACCGGCGATAACGTCGGCAAGGTCGCCGTGCTCGGTGATGGCTTGAAGTATGAGCCCATGACCATCTCGGCCCATGACTCGCAGTTAATCGAGCAGTTGAAGTGGACCTCGGAGACCGTGTGCTCAGCGTTCCATGTCCCCTCCTACATGATCGGCGTCGGGGCGTCGCCCAGTTACAACAACATCCAAGCGCTCAATCAACAGTATTACTCGCAGTGTCTGCAGATTCACATTGAATCGCTCGAACTCGCGCTGGACGAAGGGCTGGAGATGGCCCAGAACATCGGCACGGAGTTTGACCTGGACGATCTACTCAGGATGGACTCGGCCACGATGATGGATTTCATCGCGAAGGCGGTCGGTAGTGGTGTGATGAAGCCGAATGAGGGGCGCAAGAAGATCAATGCCGCTCCAGTCACTGGCGGTGACACGCCGTATCTGCAACAGCAGAATTACTCCCTAGCCGCGCTGGCGCGTCGTGACGAGAATCCGGCGCCGTCCGATACAACTCCAAGCACTCCTGTCGTGATGCCGCCTGTCTCTGGTATGCCTCACAGCGACGAAGAGAAGCAACTTGCCTTGGCGCCGGCGATCAAGGCCGCTGCGCTGATGGCTGTTCGGAAGGTTGCCGATGTTATCCACTGAAGAAGTCTTCGCAGACGCGATGGCGTCGGTCGTCCTCGCGGCCACTGAGCCGCTAATGCGCCGTATCGCTGAACTTGAGCAGCGCATGACGACTGTGCGCGACGGCAAAGACGGTCAGCCCGGCCGCGATGGCCGAGACGGGGTCAATGGCCGAGATGGGTCTGACGGACTTGCTGGCAAAGACGGCGCGGTTGGCCTGACAGGTAAGGATGGGGCTGACGGGCTGGACGGCAAAGACGGCGCGGTTGGCCTGACAGGTAAGGATGGGGCTGACGGGCTGGACGGCAAGGACGGCGCGGTTGGCCT